TGCCAATTTAGCAGGGCGCTTGTCTGCGACACTACGAATAAGGGGTTCTGAACGCAACGCGAAGTCTAATAGACGGTCATAAGCCTTTTGGACTAGACCTGCACCACCAGCGGTACCAGCAAGGTTACCATTTGACGCGGTATATGCATTAGCCATTGTTCACCTCCAAGGTGATTAAGAATTACTATGGATATTAATTGCCTTGAATTAATGCAGTGAGTTCTTCTGCGGAAGCCGCATTCATAACTCTATTCATTAAATCTTGGGCTTTGTCAGGGGTCGTACCAAGTTGAGTAACTACATCCTGTTGCCGTAAGGCTGCACGATTTAGTTCTTGTTCCTCAGATACTTCTGGCGCTTTAGTTAATCCAAACAAGTCTCCATTATCGTCAAGCCAGTTATTAACTGACTCTTCGCTAACTTCATCCAAGTCTTTAAGGATTAAACGTTGTGCCTTAAGATTGACACCCTTCTTTTCTAGGACCTCTTTGACTACACGCTCACGCTGCACCTTGGATAATCCCTCAAGTTGCTCAGTGAGTTCTTTGATACGCTTCTCATCGTTACGCTTGGCTTTTCGCAATTTTTTAAGTAAATCGCTTCCATCCATTTGCGCCTCGTTGTCGGTATCTAGGTCGTCTTCGTCTTCATCCCAGTAGTTGTTGCTCATAGCAACCCACCCTTCTATTCGTTTAGTTTAGTCGCAAGCCACAGGTTCCAATCGGGGAATCGGTCTGGCTCTTGCTGCCAGTCTTTTACGCTGTGTGGGCTGGTGGATCACACAGGATTCTATTTAGTACTGGCCTGCGCCAGTTCTTGGTGAGAGAGATGTTCTAGATATTCCAGATTTAGTGGAGAACTGTCCTGTCTCTGCTTCAGATAATGCTTTACGTTTACGCTGTGCAGATGCTAGAGTATTAAATACTTCTTGCTCCGCTTCTGCTTGTCCGTATCCTGGAAGTTGAGTTCCATAGATAGAACTTAATTTTTCTGATGTAGGTAATATATCTGCAATAGTTGCATATCCCTTTTGTGCTTCTGCTTGAGTTACACCTTGTGATGCAAGTTGCTCTGATACAGATACCCCAGCCTCAAGTCCTTGAAGTCTTGCTGCTGAACCAATTTCTGCTGCTGCAACCTGGCGTTGAATCTTAGGTAATTGTTGATTAGGGTCAAGAACATAAGCAACCATATCAAGGTCACCAATTCCATAGTAATCACGTAATGTTCTAGAAATTAAAGGGTCAGCATTTTGAACTCTTTGAACTGCTGTAACTACACGTGATGATAGTTCTGATGGAGACATATCATTTTCTATAAATTGTTTTACATATGTATCATTGTCAAATTGTTTTAATCCATAAGCACGTAATGTTTGGCGATATCCATCTTCAACACTTAAATACTCTGCTGGACTAAGAACTGATAAACCCTTTTTTTGTCTTTCAGTATTAGCAGAGAATCTTGCTTTGTATTCATCTGTTTTCTGTAACTCTAAAGTAATTGTAGCCTCAGTGTAGCCTAGACGAGCAAATTCTAAAACTTTATTTCCCAGTGAAGAAAGTCCATATTGAGCAAATCTATCTGCTACAATCTTACCAATAGACTCACGTTGTGCTGCAATCTTTTCAGCCTCGGCTGCCGCTGTTGCTGCTGTTGTTGCTACTGCATTTTGTGCTGCAGTTGCTGCCGTAGTTGCCGCTAAACTTGCCGCTGCATTTGCTGCTGCTTGAGCCGCTGCTAGTGCTGCTTGTGCCTTTGCTAGTGCTATTGCATTGTTTGCTGCTGCCGCTGCTTCCGCTTCTGCTTTGGCTTTTGCAAGTGCTTCTGCTGCTGCTTTGGCTGCAGCCTCTGCATTTGCTGCATCTATTTTGGCTTTTGCTGTTGCTGCTGAGTCTGTCATTCCTACATAATACTCAGATGGTTTTCCAGTATATTCTCTACGTCTTTCACCCGCTATTTGGTCTGCAGTCATACCAGAATAGCCAGTTGAGCCTACTAGTTGTTGGCCAAGATTTGTAAAATAAGTTGAGTCTTTTGGCGCTGCTGCAGCCGCAGCCGCAGCCGCTTGTGCAGCCGCTATTTTTTGGTCATATAAATAATCTGCTGATGGCATTTTTACACCTGTCCGTAATCTCTAAGAACCTTAAGTGATAATGAGTCAACTGTAGCCCTAGCATTGTTAGTTAAATCCCATCTAGGGTCTTGACGTAACTCTGCTTCAAATTGCCATATTGGTTTAAGTGCAGGCTTACCATCTGGACCAACATATTGTAATGCTCTACGAAATGTTGGGTCAGTATAAGATATGGTGTCTGCATCAATTTCTAATATGTTTGCCATAGAAGACTTATAGGCAGATGCAAGTGCATCAACACTAGTTCCTTTATTAATATCATCTGCAAAAACAGGATATGCGCTAGCAGAATCTCTACGAATCTTTTCCTGAATATCTGCTAAGGTATTAGTTCCTGAGAATATACCTTGTGACCAGGAATCTAGGGTAGTTTTAGCATAAGACATACCAAAAGTATCAGCGTATTCTTCAAGTGATTGAACCTTACTTAAAGTATCTCCGCCTATAGTCCCTTTAAATTTTGAAAATGCTTGAAGGTCAATTTGATTATCATCTAAACCTTTATCATAAGCATCCTGTATTGTAGTATTAAAAGTTGCTTCATCTAAGTTAATGCCTTTAGCAATAAGACGTTGACGTTGTCTTACTTTAAATGCTTCCAACTCCTGTGTGTATACTCCAGGTTGACTAGCCTTAGTTGCTGTTCTATTCTTAGATGTTGTGGTAAGACCTTTGTAGTATGCAGTGTTAAAATACTCTAACTGAGCCTGAGTTAAATCACCAGCAACAAATAAATCATAAACCTTTTTAAGTTCAGGAAATGCTTTGATTAAGTCAGCAGTAATGCCATATGCGGTTGCGTCTGTAACAGCCAATTTATCTCTCCAACTTTCTCAAAAAGTCACCGAAATCTAAACTTGCTTTTTCTTGAAAGTCTTGAGGTGATTGTTCTTTTAACTTACTTGTAATAACTGCCTGTGCTTTTTCTTTACTATAACCAGGTGTTGTTTCGGTTATGGTTTTTCCACCAACTTTTTTGGTAGTAGTCACTGTTCCTTGATTAATCATATCCTGGATAGCAGTATAAAATTGTTTTGTTTCATCATCTGTAGCCTTGCGGTTTAATGTAGACCTTAAGGTATCGTCAATTATTGATTGGATTTCTTCTGGTTGAAATAAATATTTTTGTACACTAACTTTAGGTCCACCAGAACCAGATATCCCAGTATCTTTAGAGTACCATTGTAGATATTTTTCTGGAGTTATCTTTTGAACGCCACCTGACTTTTGATAAAATTCACCAGCACCATCAACTGATAGTTCATATAATGCTCGGGCTTGGCGAGGACTTACATCTCCATAGCCATTTTTCTTAAGAGTAATAAGCCATCCATCTTGTATTTTATTATCTGCAAAGTAACGTTTTTTAGCCTCTGCTATTGTAGTAGTATCAACTTCCTGCTCAACACTTATGTTAAGTCCAGGAACATTAACAGTTGCTTTCCTGCCAGGACCTATAAACACCTTACCGCCAACATTGGTTGAACCAGTATTATTTTTTAAATTATCTAAAGCACCACCGCTACCGTTACCCATTATAATCCCTTCGTAAGGTCATCTTTTTCAAGGACTCTTGTATATACTCTACTGAAAGAAATGTATTCATCTAGCAATTGGCTAGTGAATGTATCCCACATTTCTTTCAAATCTGCATTACCAACAGCATCAATTGATTTACTGCTTCTAGACGCAAGAATCTCTCTAACATATTCTCTTCCATCTAAGTAATCAGCAATTGCCTTGATATCATTTCTATCTTTAGTTCTAGGGTCAGAGGTTAACTCTTTAGAAAACTTTAAAAAGTTAACAACTTTATTAGTGTCTAATTTTCCACGAACTTTAGCCCATTCAGGATTCTCTGCTTCAAGTTCAGAGATAAAACGTTGCTTGCGTTCCTTTAAATCTTCGGCTGCTACGCCGTTTAGATTAGGTAAGCCTCTTGCAATACGTTCTGACTCTATAATTTCAATACCTTGGTTGTAAACAATCCAACCCTTTTCCGCTTGAGTAGCGGCTACAGCCTTGTATGGGTCTTGTGACTCACGAAACTTCTCTGTGCTACCAGGAGCAACAGGAGTATTTCTTTGGCTCTGATATACGCTAGGTGAAAATTCACCAGCATTAACATCTCCTACTACAAACCATCCATACTCTGGATTCTTTGCAATTAAGTCAGAGAGTTCTCTAGAGCGTTTCTCTGCATCTATAGTTGCTGCTATGCCAGTATTGTTCTTTGATAGGCTAGTAGAGAATAAAAAGTATTCTTCTCCATATGCATCGTAGAATTTTTCTGATGCATTCTGTGGGTCTTCTTCACGTAATCTTTGGAACTCATCAATATAGAATTGGTAAGGGGAACGTAGGTTAGTAGCAAAAGGAAGAACTGCTCTTGCGGCAACTTCTAATGCAAGAATTCTTTTAACCTTATTGTCAATTTCTTTAGCACTTGGTTGAGAAGTTCTAAGTCCATTATCGAACTTATGGTTTTCTTCCATAGCAATAAGAACTGTTAGGTTACGACGTGTTGGGTCATTCTCATCAAACCTAGCCCAGGCCTTGCGCAATGCTTGGTTCTGAATAAATAAATCTTTAGTAAATTCTGCAGGACTTGTACCAGTTGGGCCATAAGGTAATATAGTCTTAATCAAACTGTTACGTTCTAAATCAGGTATTGCCTTAATTAATTGAGACGCAGCAATCTGAACAAACCATCCAGAGCCTGGATTCCACCAAGCATTACCTTGGAATAATAAGTCAAGACTTGTTTTAGGAATTGATAATGGTCTATCAACTAAACCAAAAGAACCACGTTTTACCCATTCGCCAGGTACGTTGATGTATGTTCTTCCGTCACGTTCTTCTGTAAGTCCCACACGGTCAGGAGAATTATAAATCATTTCCATCTTGCGTACAACTGATGGGTCATTAATTACAATACGACTCCATTTTTCAGCAACATCTGTAAACGCACCAAAGAATGGAAAGATGTAGCGCATTGTATATGCTGCATCTACACGCTCTGATGTATCGTAAAGAGAACGACGCAGTTCTGCTCTAGCCCATTGGCGAGCACTATACTCTAGTTTGCGAATATATTCTGGTGGAATTGTATCTCCAGGATATGTATCAATAGCATTTCTTATAGATGCATCCATGCGTTTGCGATATAAATCAACAAACATGGGATGGCGAACAAGATTTGATTCTGGTAATTCACCAAAGTTCTTATAGAATTTATCTCTTAATCCAGCAAAATATTTAACTGCTGCTGCTGTTCCGTTAGCAGCACCTACCTGAGCAGCATTAACTGCTGGGTAGTTTAATGTATCTGTACCAAAAGCCTTCTTAATATCATCGCCAGTAATCGTACGACCCTTAGCAATTTCCTTTAAGCCTGCCGCAAATGATGGAAATAATTCATCAATGTTATCCATGTTTGCTTCTGCTATAGCAAGAGCATCTCTACCCATGCCTAGGTCGCGCATAATAACGCGGCCTTCTTTTGTTGTTAAAAGAAATTTTTCTGCTTCGGCAATAAGTTCTTCTCTTGGTTTATTTTGCAAAAGAATTTGTGTAATTTTAGAATTACGAACTTGACGGTTTACAACTCTCTCATATGCCTGAACCCAGTTAGGGTCATCACCTTTGACTACTACAAAGTCACCAGTAGTTTCAAATGCGTTAGTTAATTTAGTCTTAGAGTTAGAAAAATGTGCATCTACAATACGTGCAGATTCTCTAATAAAACGATTCTTAATAAACTCAGCCTGCTCAGGTGTAGAACCTAATGCATCTTCATATTTAATGCCATCTACTTCTCTTAAGCCAAGACCAAATTTATCTTCAACCTTAAGAGTGCCATCTAACATTGCATCAATTTCTTTTATTTGAGATTTAATAAGTTCAGGGTCATCAGCAATATCACGTATAGCACTTAATTCATCTCGATGAGTCTCAAGTTTCACATCATCTGACCAACGATATATATCATCTAGCGATGCGCCAGTAAATCTATTGGCAATCATATTCCTAGAAGATTCACGTATACCAGTAAGCACAGCCATAGGGCCAGCGGTTGTAAGGATACGCATTAATCCTTCAGTTACGTTACGAACAGGGTAACCAAGGCGAGCAAGTACCTCAAATTTAATTAAAGAATCTAGGCCGTCTATAACATCAGTAGTTCCAGCGCGGGCTTTGTAATATACTCCAACCGCATCAGACCTTCTAGCCCTAGATAAACGATTTAATGCTGAATACATTGTATCAATATCAAGAACTGGTAACTGTTTTACTAGTTGAGTTTCGTTTAATGGCAATGGAATAATATATTTTAAGTCTTCAGAGCCAAGAATTGGTGTAACTTTAGAACCAACTGGAACTATTCTACCATCTGGTAAAGTTTTTGTTGCTCCCGTATAGGCTCTCTCACGAATAATATTTTGTGCTTTGGCACGTCCACCAGAAAATAACTGCCAGCCTGCACGAACATCAGATTCATCAAATCCAAATTGTTTTGCAACAGTATTAAACAATTCTTGTTCAATTTTTTGAAAAGCGTTAGCACGTTCTGCAGCATTTGTAGCACCAACGTATTCATTAAACAATTCAGACTTACGTTCTACCGTAAATGAAGCCTTCTTAAGGTCATCTTCAATTGTTTTCATTTGGGTTTGTAAAGATTTAATTTCTTCTGGCTGTAAAGTTTTTGTATTTAATGTGTTTTTAATTACATTAATTTGTTTTAGATATAATTGCTCTTGTTTTCCAGCAATACCACGAACACGATTGAGCATGTTATCTACGGTTTGAACTGATTGGTTGTCAGTGAAATCAATCCAACCACGAGGACGCTTATAAAAGAAACCTGTCATAAATCTAACCGAGGCACCAGCAGCACCATTACGTAAGTCAGTAAATTTTACACCACTGAATGTTAAACCTCGTGCATCAATAAGTCTTTGATTACCAGATATTGCTTGGCGTGCTTTTGATAATTGATTAAATTGAGGTATTCTTGTAGGGTCTAAAATTGCTTCGGCATTTAATTTTTGACTTAGTTCACGAAGTTCATCTTCGTATAAGGCTACGTTTTCAACAGCCTTTTCTAAATCAGTCCCTTTATTTACCAAATCAAATGTAAGTTGACCAGTTTGTTTATCTAATCCTGCGCCTAAATATTTAGCACCAGTAACTTCGTCCTGTAGGTTACCAACTTTTACGGCAAGTGCACGATTACTTGCTAGCAATCTACTTGCTGCGCCAGCATCACCCATTGCCATTTTAATAATATCTGCTTTAGCAGTATGACGGATTGTAATATCTTCAATTTTGTTTGCATCAGCAATTAAATCTGCAAAAGATGCTGGATTTGAAGATTCTCTTATAGCCTTAACTCTAAACAAATCAGCGGCATCTAGGTCATCTGTCTTTACAATAAAATCATTAAAGGTTGCTTTTACTTTACTGGCTCTGAATCCAGTTTTTTCTCCAGCAAGAATAGCATTTAATTCATTAACGCCTTTGACGGTATAGTTAATAGCCTTATACCCTTTAACTATTTTACCACCAATAATAGTAGGGTCAAGCATAAATCTAGATATTACATCTGTACCAAAAGATGAGAAACGTCCAATATTTTGTTCACGAAAAGCCTCCTCGGCTTGTTTCTTATCAAATATATCAAAGTCATTAGCGGCAAATAATACATGGTCCTGTAAAAATTTATCAGCACCAGATAGTTTACCAAAACTTACAGTCTTTGCTATACCGCTAAATATATCTTCCGCTACATCTAATGGTCTGCCTACCAGAGTTCTTTGAATAGAACGACCAGCAGATATATCTCTAGATTTATTCCAGGCTTCTTTAACTTTGTCTGCTGAAAAATCATCTTGCCAGATAGGATTATTTTTCTCAGGTAGTGTTAAACCAAAAGATACTGCTTGAGTTGTAAAGTTATAGGCTTTTTCTATTCCTATGAATGCTCTCTGCCAAAAACTTTTTTTGTCTTCTGCTATTGGTGTTTGAGATTTATTAAACTGAGAAGTAGCGTCTATTCTATTTGCGGCAGGGATATATCTTCCCATATCTAATGCTAAAGACTTGGAAGAATCAATATTCCAGCCAGCATAATAATTATTAAATGAACCCATAGTATCAAAAGCAGAGGGATTGTTATTTCTCTGTCTATTTTGATAGGCTTTTTTTGCGTCTTCTTTTTCGCTCATAGAAGGTTAGCCCTTAGAATTCTCACATAATTACGGAATGCTTGTGAAGAATTTGGGCTTTGTGCTGCTACCTCCAAGGCGGGCAAGTAAGATAATAGTCTTTGTTTTTCAACATCATTGTCTTGCTCTTTTGGTAACATCAATGCTTCCATGCCAGCACCAGCACCCATCATCGCTCCATCAGTAACTGGGACATCTGGCATTGTTGATTGCTCAGTTAAGGGTGTTGCTTGAGGAAGAGAATCTATAGGATTCATTAGTGGTGCAGTAAAGTTTCCAGCCATAGGTACAGCACGTTGTTGTTCTAATGTTTCTTTACCTTGTCCATAAGGTAAGCCTGAATAATATTTTGCTGCTTGTGTTCCAGATTGTCCTTTACCACCAGTTCCAGAAACATTCATTGGGCTATATTGTGGTCCGCCATTAGCGCCACCACTTCTTCCCTTAACTCCAGCCATTGTTCCTCCTACTTAGTAAATTGTGTTTTTGTGTGAACTGGTCCACCGCACCAAATATTATATTGAATTGCTACATGCACTGCTTTCTTAGCAGCACCTGATGCTTTAGCGTGTGTCTTTGTTTCTACTTCCATCATTGCTAGAGCGCCAAGGGCTAATCCTCCGCCTGCGCCTATTCCGTATAAACCTCTATCATCTCGCATATATCCATAGTCATCACTAACTTGATATAAATTTCCATTAAAACAAATTAATGCATCCCATCCAGCATCATCATCATTTTTATTCTTAGGTGCTGGGTCGTAACCTGCTTCAGTTAGAGTTTGTTTTATAGATGGTAATACTCTAATCATCATAAATCTATCTGGGTCTTGCGTCTTAATTACTTTAGGTGGTTGCCATAAGTTATTAAGTATATCTCCTGCTATAGCATCACCTGATACTGCAACTAGATACTCACCAACTTTAACTATCTTTTCGCAACCTTTGGCTACATATGGTTTATCTGTATATGTAGTCATTGAGTCTGATGCTAAGACAGCCCAACCTTTTCCCTGTATACCAACAATTGCAGTCATAGTCCCCTACTTAGTTAACGTCGTCTAATAGTTCTTACGCTTGCGTTTGCTCCACCTGCAGATGTTAAACTAGATAATAAACTTTGTACGTCAGGTACTTGTTGAGGTTGCTCATCAATTGGAGATGGACCTCCTACTGGAGCAGCAACGGGAGCAGGGGACATTTGCTCAACCTGAGATGGTGCGCCAGCAGGAGGAACTTGTTGCGGTTCAGGCGCAAAGGTAGCCTCAATAGCATCTTCTAACGCTTGTCCCTTTTGGCGAGCCTTTATAACTGCCGCAATTTTTCTTACGACATCAGATGCATCTTGTCCTTGTGTAGCCATCTGTGGTATTGCTTGTGTATATGCAGTTAGAGAACCAAGTAAAGCGGTTCTCATATCTTCAATCTCAATTTTTTCTAACTCTTGAGTTACATTAACTGTAAATGGTAACTCACGCATAGCCATATCTTTAGATATTAATTTGCCACCAAGAGCCTGTAACATAAAGATAAGACCTTGTGCTGGATTAAGACCAGCAAGCATACCGTAACGAACATCGGCAGAATAGTCACCCTTAATATCTTTGGTTGGTTTGTAAGTAATTTCATATGGAGAACCAGAGTCTACGCCACGAATTGTTTTTTCCTCAGGGTAGATAACTTCATCAACCTCAAAGCAAATGCTAATTACATCACGAAGTGCTGCAGCAAAGATTGCTTGTGCTGATTTAACCTGTGTATCAAATGCTCCCATAAGAGCCTGTACACCTTGACCAGTAACAATAGAGGCATCAATGTTTCCAGTTCTTGATTCTGGATAACGAGTTCCTACTCTTAACTCTTGGTTAAGAACGTTCTGTTCTGTAAATGCACCCTGTGGTAGGGTAAGTTCTACTCGACGAACACCTGCTGGGTTGGCTGTACGGATAACCGCATCGCCACCAAGTTGTAGTTCCTGCACATCTTGTGGAAGTACAATGGGGGCTTGTACAGATTTTTCTGCAGCCTCCATAGCAAGTAAAGCAAAACGATTACGAAGTAATTGAATTCCTAATACATCATCAAACTGTCCACGCAACTCTCCATCAATAGATGGTTTGCGTGCAACAACTACCATTAATTTACCTAATGGATTATTGGCTTGCGATAAAACTAAATTTTGTTTTGATGGTATATAAATAACTGATTGGTCTTTATCGTAGTAACGAAGCATTTCTATTTGAGCATTTAAATCTTGTTCATAACCTCGTCCACCTAATAGTTCTCTTTCAAACTCTGGGAACTGACTTACTAACTCACCTAATGTAAGTGTGTATCTTTTAGCAAAAGCAACACAACGACCATAGCGGTCAAACTCTGGATAAGAACCAATTGGGTTTTCTAAACGAATACGAGGTAACTTTGCATCTTCATCTAATTCAATTATAAATGGAACGAAACCGTAAGTTAGATACCAGTCTGCTCCTGAGTACATCTGTACCGCAAGGTCAGAGTTCGAGAAATAATTACTAGCAATACGAGTACGCTTATCGGCAAAAGTACGAGCACGGTCAGAGACCTGATTAGCGGCCGAGCAGTTAACCGCAGGAAGAGGCGCCATAACTTCTGAAAGGTCGCGGGCAACGATATCAATAAAATTTGCCACGACATTAGCGTCTACTCCTTCTGGGAAAAAGTTAGGATATACATCGGCAATCTTACCTCTACGAACAGCAAGTACATCAAGGTTGCGACCATCGCGTTCTGTATTGCGATATCGCAGGGATTGTACTCGTGCTGCTATTTGTTCAATTGTTAAAGCCATCTTATCCTTTAGTTATAAGTATCAGCCCATTGCTCTGCAAAGGCTTCGTCTAAATTGATTCCGTATCTTTTTTCTTTTTGTGCTCTAGTAGCCCAACGATTACTAGCAAACTTATTAGCATAAGATGACTTCTGCATAAGTTCACGGACTTTGATAACAGCAAACCATAAAGCCATTACACAGTCAGTAGGGTTTTTGGTATCAGGTTTCCAGGTTATTAATTGCTGTACTAAGGACTTCAAGCCCTCAGAGCCTTCATTAGAAGGAAGTTCAATTAGATTATTGTCCTGGAAACGAGAATCTCTTACCGTCCCAAACAATGTAGCCATAGATGCTACACCAAAGCCTGTATCCCATTTGTTCTTACCCGTGAAGTGAGAGTTGAGGATACAGCCATATTGTGCTAACCAGTTACGTAAGTCATCGTCTAAGGCGTAAGCCTTCTGGTGAGCGTTAATTTCAATTCTTATCTCTTGGGGTTTGTATTTGATAACCCATTCTTCAATAAGGTCCCTAATTCTTTGTGGGGTAGTATCCGTCATATTGACACAGTCTAATACATAGACTCTACCATCAGAACGGTTGTAAGTTATTACTACTGCTCCTGTGGCTCCTGCCATTGCGGGGTCGAGGCCGATAACTGTGTAAGCGCTATCAACATGCTTTGGATGGCCAGGGACTCCAGCCTTGAGTGGTCCACGCTTTCGCATACCATTGACGCATCCTGCGACTGTGGTAGGTGAGAAGATTGAATCTTCCATGACGTCTTCTTGTTGGTAGACAAGCGCCCACACCGACGGAGCAACCTCAGACCTTCTAGTAAAGAGCGAGGGTCCATCCCATTTTGTATATAATCCATTTTCGTCCACCTCATCTTGCTCACCTTCAGGTCTATCTGTTCTAGGCCAAAGGGTTTTCCACTTCTTAGGGTCTTCATCAAACTCTAGTACTGCTGGTTGACTGAAGTAAGTGAATGGAGATTTACCACCAGTCCATTGACTAGGGTCTCTCATCATCTTGTAAAGGTCTATAGGCGCGACACGGGTTCCTACAATAAGTAATTTTCCGTGCCGCCCTAGGCGGGTGATAACTTCTTTTTGAAGCCATTCAATTTGCTTCTCCCACTCATGGGCATTTGCGTTCATCACCACATCGTCAAGGATAATCAGGTCAGCGCGAGCACCGTAAATCTGAGAACCAAATCCTAATGCTTGAACAGTAGGGTCCTTCTCACCAGAGTCGCGACCAGTACCTAGGTAAATCATATCGGCAGACCAAGTGTTAGAGTCTGCTTTGTATCCACCTTGAGGTCCAAAGGAGACCTGTAGTTTAGTCCAGTTAGGATGGCTAAGGCGGGTCTTGATGGCTGAAAGAAACTTTCGTGCCATACCCTGGGTTTTAGAAACTATAATAATTCTAACGTTAGGGTCTATCGCTAGGCGGTAGGTAACGTAGTTGATTGTGATAACAGTTGACTTAGCGTGTTCAGGTGGTACGTTAATTAAGATACGGTTAGTAGCAGCCTGCTCGTAAGTCATAGATGGGTGTAAAGACCTAGGTGGCTTACCCTCGATTAAATCTATCCAGTCAAGGTGATGATTAAAAAGTTTTGTATCTAGGAACTCTTCACAAAAATTCTCAAAGGAGATATCCTTTAGGGTAGCCATGTCAGACTTGACACCTTTACCAGCAAGCCTTGCTTTATCAGCCTCAGTCTTAAAGTCAGGGTCCTGCATGGACCACTGACGGAAGGTAACTTCATTCCTACCTACGGCTAGCATAGCATCAGTGATGGTACTGCCTTGAGATAAGATTTCCAAAACTTGTTTTTGTGCTACATCTTTGGGTATCGATTGTACCCCTGGCTTGCGTCCCATAGCACCCCTATAAACGGTTATTAAACGGTAAGGTTAAACGGACAGAACTTACCCATTATATATATTATTATAATAATTGTTATATTATGAGTTGGCGGAATTAAAGGGAGCCAACTCCCTATATATGTATTTACTATTACATATATAGATAACCTGTGAATAACTGAAAAGCGAACAACTTAGGGTGATATATTTTTTATAATGTCCGATTTATACTAGTTTGTATATATATTACTGGGCTAATATAACAGAAAATTATTACCTAATACTATGTATGCCCCCCGCAAGCGAATTAACACACCCCACCCCAAATGTAGATTTGTCGACAAATAGACTTATAGACCTATAATCCTACCTATACTATATGTCCGATTAGTCCTTATTGTGGTATGTGTTGTGTTTTATACCCTTATGAGTTAAATGTGCGGTTGCTGACTATCTGCCCTAATAAATACCAATAATCCTATTTGCCCCTATTGTCCTATTCCCCTCTCACCCTATACATTACTCACCAGTAATAGAACAAGTGTTCGTGTGATGTAGTTCACATAATATAGTCGGCGTGTCGTATTGACTTTATTCTTATGAGGGTGTAAAGTTATCTTTATCAGGTTAGTAATATCCTGATACAACTAAATAAAGAACTTAAAATATATTTATCACTTACGGCGTGTCGGTTTGATATTACGGCGGTGATGGTGTAGAGTAAGTTCTTACAAGGTTAGACTACTAGTAAGTAGCCTAGTGAGATACGCCCCTAGTTATGATGGCGGTTGCGCTATCGGGATACTAACTAGACTACTCACTATCTAATCAAGCCCCTAGTGAAAGGTGAGATAGTGCCATATAACCCTTATGGGGTTAGTGGTAGCATTATCACACCACCAAGAGATGTGCGTTCTGCCCCTGCGTGGTTAGGTTCACGCAGTAAGCGGTTTAGTAATCTAGTGGTGCGTGATAAGTCGGGGAATATAATCGTAGCGGTAGAGGATAGCGTTGCGGTTAAGTTAGCAAGGCGGACAATTAAGAACGCCAAGCCTAAACCCCTACCTGCTACCCTTAGACCCTTAACTGAACTAGAACTACGCAATATGAAGGCGCAAGAACGCTTGGAAGTTATGGCTAAGTTATTGGCTAGACCTGCCGATAACTACCTATAATTAGTTAGATAGTCCTAGCCCGTAGGTCGGGTGTGCATGGGGTTCGATACCCCACTAGGACACGCCATAAGTCAGAACTTGACTTATAGCCCTGAGTATGCTATACTTAGGTATAACAAGGAGTGAATATGGGTTATTATACTAAAGTGTATGATAAAACTTGCGTGGAGTGTGGTGCTAAACTATACTCTGATATAGCGATTATCCTTCACACTTGCGACAAGGACAAGGAGTAAAGATGGATATAATTAACCTAGAGATAGATGGTAATTCCACCTATCTAATGACCTACTTAGGTGATTTATATTTACCACATAGAACACTAATTCTATTACTGGTAATTGGTATCACCCTAAGAAGTATCAAGTTATTCAGAGAACGCAGATAGTATGGAAGGTATAGTGATAGAACTTACTAGAGATGAACTAGAACTTATTAGAACTTCTCTTAGAACGCAAGCAAATTGGTATGATAGAGGCGACTTTAAGGGTATGGCTATCACCACCGATTTGCTAAAGAATAAGATTAGTGATATAATAATCGAAGTGTCAGGTAAAGTAAGGAGTTGATATGTCTGATGAAGTAGAGTTGCTAGCATGTGCTAATTGCTCTAGTGATTATAGACCTGATGAGTTAGCCACCACCCCTAATGGTGATATGCTATGCTCTGACTGCCGTATTTATTGTGAAAGATGTGAGGAATATGGGTGGGAAGATGGGTCTAGGCATGTAGAGGGTGTCGGTATGTATTGTGAAAGATGTGCCGATAACTATACATTTTGGTGTGAGAGTTGCGAAAGCACCTACTCAGATAACGAAAGTAGTTATCACTTAGAGGATATTGGTTCTTATTGGTGTGATGGGTGTTGCTCTGATAATGCTATTTGGTGCAATAGTTGTGAAGTGTATAACCGAGATAGTTGCGGTAGTTGTGAGAGTGGTGGACAAGTTTATCCATACTCTTACAAGCCTGTGCCACACTTCTATGGTGAGGATAAGAATAACCTACACTTTGGTATAGAATTAGAGATGGAGATTAGAGATGGTGAACTAGTAGATAGTTCAGAATATATTATGGAGATGATGGGCGACTTCGTCTATCTTAAAGAGGATAGCAGTATAAATAGTGGCGGATACAAGGGGTTCGAGATGGTATCCCACCCCGCTACACTAGAATACTTTACTAACAATAGGAACTTATGGACTACCTTAGATTATCTAAAGAGAGTTCACAATGCTAGGAGTTGGGACGCTAAGAGTTGCGGACTTCATATTCATATAAGTCGTAAGGGCTTTAAGAGTGGGGCGCATACACATAGGTTCTTATCTCTTATCTATAAGAACTCTGATAAGATGATGAAGTTAGGTGGTCGCAAGTCCACCTATGCTAAGTTTAATGATGTGTATATGTATGATGAGTTCGATAGACCATACTTTACACTAGCGCACAAGGTTGCTCACCCTAGCAACAGTATGACCGAGAGATATTCTGCGGTGAATACGCAGAACGAGAACACACTAGAACTCAGGTTCTTTAGAGGAACTATGAACCCTAGTGGTGTTCTTAGTGCTATACAATTAGCACATGCTACAGTAGAATACACAAGGGACTTAACCCTATCTGATGTAAAGATGGGTGCGCTAAGTTGGGAGTGGTTCTCTGACTGGATACAAGCCAATAATGGTATGTATCCTGAACTCTATATGCGTATGAGTAGAGTGGATAAGTTAGTAGTAGATAGTAAAGAGTTAGTCAATGCGTAAGGGGGTAAGATATGTGTTTGCTAGTGGTGTGTAATCCTAATTCCACACCGAGTAAAGATGAACTTACTACTGGTGCTTGTAAGAACCCACATGGATTTGGGTTCGCTATAGATACTGGTAGTGGTATTATATCTGAGCGCAGTATGTCCGCTAAGAAGTCTATCAGCAGGTTCTTAGAACTTAGAGAGCAGTATCCCAATGGCTACGCTATGTGGCACGCTAGGTATGCTACTCATGGAGTTAAGAACGAACTTAATTGCCACCCGTTTAGGTTAGCAGGTGAGCACGATACTTACTTAGCACATAATGGTATGCTAGATATTCTAATACCTAAAGATGATAAGCGTAGCGATACTAGAATTATGGCAGAGGAATTACTGCCACGATTAGGTGGTGTGTCTGCGTTAGATGATGATTATCTATATGATATGATAGGTTCATGGGCTAGTGGTAGTAAGATAGCAGTTATGACCAATGACCCTAGCGCACAGTATAAGATTTATATTATCAACGAGAGTGCTGGTAGTTGGGACGACAATGGTATATGGTGGAGTAATACTTCATACAAGCCTACGCCTACCATTACCTATGCCGACGAACCTAGTGTGTATGATATAGTAGTAGCAGATAGACACTTCCAACCTACTGACTATGAGGATAACAAGTTTGAGTGTCCTAATTGTGAGGCTTTGATAGACCTATGGGAGAGTGAACTCTACTGCTTGATGTGTGAGTGTTGCTTTGATTGTAGCGCACAGTTCTTAGACTGCCTATGCTACAACCCTAAGTCTAAAGATATGCTTAGAGATGAGTATGGATTTATAAATGAGAAGTGGTATAGTAAAGAGCCACTTGACTTCTAGAATTGGTAGTGAGTAATCACTATCATATGCTTGGTAAATTACCAAGTAGATAATAACGAAAGGTAATACAATGTCAACCACGACAACACAAGTAGAGGATTACTTGGCTAGTATATCACTAACACTTGCTGACTTAGCAAACGAACTGGCAACAGTTCAGTTTGATGTGGCTAGTGTTAATGGCTATGAGCCTAAGGGAACTATACTTAAAGCACTACCAACACAGACTAGGTTCAAGCCTAAGTCCGTATGGGTATCACTAGGTAATGGCAAGTATAAACACTTGACTGGTGAGAAGGGCTTAATCGCCAAGCACTCACGCCTAGAAGGTTATACTTCAGTAGTATTCCGCCCATAATAAACTAGTTAATTGTGGGTGGGGTAACCGCCCCACCTACACCAACACAGAGAGGAACTACAATGGAAGTAAGAACAGACCGCAGATTTTACAAGGACATTATGTTATGGGAAGCGTCATTAAAAAAGTCTGATGTTGCTGACCTAAGTGATGAGCAGGTAAAAGAGTTAACAACAGAACTAAGCGTAGCATTACAAGGTATATTATGGAACTATGGAATACATAACTAAAAAACCATATACTGTATTCGATTATAAGTTTGATGACACAGACTTAGATTTAAGCAAGGGGTTATGCGTTGGAAGTGATGACCCTGATATGTGGTTCGCTGGTGAAGTAGACATAACTGACCCTAATAGTTCTGTTAATGGTAGTTCACAAGCAACTAAACTAGAAGTAGATAAGGCTATCAAAGCACTATCTGTATGTAAGAATTGTCCTGCTAAAGATGACTGCCTAGAACTAGGCAAGCATGGTCAGCAACTATACTTCGGTATATATGGTGGCACTATGGCAGGTGAAAGATTGGCTATGATGGGCAGAGTTACAAAGAACTCTCTTGTCAAGCAGAAGGTATCGTTTGCCCATAAGGTCAGACGCACTATAAAAGAGAGGGGATATAATGGATAACGATGTAGTTTGGCAGGGAGTTATTACTGCTGATATGGTAAAGGGTTGGGATAGTGATAAGATAAGTTTTCTTATCAGAGAATTAGATGACCTTGTCTATATCACCTACGAAGAGTTCTTTAGTGACACCAATGTAGAAGGGTTGTTTGATAATGAACTTGACTAACTATAAGATTACCATCAAGACTACGGCTACCTTAGTCTACCATATATCAGAGTATGATATAGACAGGGCAATAGAGTTAGCCATAGACGCACCATACAGAGAATGGGAAGTGTCTGAGTTTGATGCGCCAACAGGGGCAGATGTAATAGCGGAAGAGGTTTAACTTGAGAAGAATATTTGTATTGTCACTTAGCGCGGGGCTAATACTTATCTTAGGTATCAGGCTTGCTACTTCAACTGATGAACTAAAGCCATCTCACGGAGATGTAGCCGAAGGTTGGACAGTAATGGATAGTAAAGCCTATGCTCAGGATAAACTATACGAGTGGCAGTACAAAGAATGGTCTTGCCTTAATAAACTGTGGACTAAAGAAAGCAATTGGAGACCCAACGCATACAACAAAGTAAAAGTTATGGGTAAAAATGCTGGAGGTATTCCACAGTTATTAGGGCTTGACCCCAAAACTCCTGCGCCTAAGCAAATAGATAGAGGATTATCTTATATCTATAACAGGTATCACACACCTTGCCAAGCGTGGAAGTTCTTTAATAAGAAAGGATACTACTAATCGACGAGCCGAAGCATATCACACAACTTAAACCTGATTACAAATCAGCGATGGACATACGCGGTAGAGCCACTACTGTGTGTCCTTGTGGTTGTAACATATGGAATGTAAAGACTGTGTTTGATGACGAGACTGGCGAGATAGATATGTATTTCATAGATATGGAGTGCGCTCTATGTGGCACTCTTGCAACAGCACCAACACCAGAAGATGAGGAAATGTAATGCCAATATATGAAGTAAGAACTAAGATATCACTTAAAACAGTAGGTGAATTCGAAACAGATACAAAAGAAGAAGCCATTGAAATGTTTAGACAAGAGTATAATAAAATAGATTACTCTGGTACTTCACTAGGCTGGTTGTACTCTGGTTGGAATCCGAAAGCAAAGAAGATAGGTTAATGCCATCAGTAATAAAGCCATTAAAAAAATGGAAACGCTCTAAGTTTAAGAAAAACTATATGAGCACAAGTAAACGCTGGGGTAAGATAACAATTGCCCATAAGGATAAGTAATGCCTACCTATTCTTACAGATGTCAAGACGATAAGACACTACTAGAACTAAGTCGTAGCGTTGATGAACGAGATGACTTAGCCGAGTGTCCGCAATGTAATAGAGAAATGATTAGAGAGTATCAAGCAAACCCAGTTCATTTCAAGGGGACTGGGTTCTATTCAACGGGAGGGTGATGAGTAATATTCTATTTAGATTTTTATTCTTCATCGCTCCCGTTCTTATTCCCCTTATCTGTATCGGAATGTATGTCAGTTTGTTCTATATTATCTTCTTCACTCTCGTTTTTATCGGGTGAATCTATATCACGGAAAGGTTTATACCCACCTATTTTATTTATCAGCCTACTAATGGAACGCTTAAGTCTCATTCGTGCGGCACTATCAGTACCAAGTTCTAGTATGTTTGCCATCTCGCCGAAGTCTAGGTTCTCTGCGAAGCGTAAAGATATAATATTTCTATCTTCTTTGTTTAACTTCCAGTAGCCTGAGTCAATCTCTAACATCATAATAGTTAGGTTGCCACCTTCGGCAGGGGCAGATGGCTTACCAGTAAATCCAAGATTTAATTTGTGTGTAACACCATACTCACCACGCAATACGGGTGGTAGTAATGCTTCTATAATTTCAGAATCATAATAATGTAAGTCAGACATGTCGTAGCCAAGGCTCTTAGCCTTCCATCTCTGACAGTAATCTAATGCTTGGTTGCGAAGTGAACGATAGATTAAGTTCTTTGCATCCTTATCCCCTATTGCTTCCCAATCTTTAAGTTTGTTTGGGTGCTCAGCAAACCATTGGTACAGCGATTGCTTTATATCTTCTCGTTCTACCATACTAAACTTCCTATGATAGTCCGATGCAACCGCTGTTACAATGTAATCCCACTTCTCAATACTATTCCAATCCAATTACTTCCACACCTTCTTATCAAATACGAATGAACCATCCATATTAACTGGAACTAATTGTGGGGTAATCTTATTCCCATCAACATATAAAACACCGAATCCTTTATGCCATGTAAACAATCCACCTCTGATATATTTAGCGAACTTAAAGTCCATTAAACAACCAGTCTCTAGACCCCATATAGTCTTAGGTGTGCCACCAAAGTATGACTGAGTGTAATGTGTCAAGCCAGCACGGTGCGTATGACCACACACAACGGACATACCAGCACGCTTGGCTAATCCAAGTGCAGTAGCACCAGCAGTAGGTTGCACATTACCTTCATCACCATGTAGTAACAACCAATTCGGTGCTAGTTCATATGGTCTCTCGTGATATGTAATACCTAAGTCATCAAGTTTTAAGAAGTTCTTTAACTCTAACTCAGGTAAACCAGCAAGACCAGGTGCTCTCATTCTAATTGTATTAAACAATCTATCTGTATGATTACTTCTAATCATATGTTTAATCTTTAATGATTCAAGCACACGATGAGTCTCATCTCTATCTCTAGCAATAGACTTCTCGTGTTCTAGGTCAGTACCCTTACTCCATTTTGAGATAGTCTGCATATCCATCTCATCCCCAACAGATACTACCTCGTCAGGTTTATATTTCTTTATGAAATTAGACAGCGCTGAGACTGCCTTCCTGTCGTGGTATGGTACCTGTAAGTCAGACACGCAGACTATAACCTTCATTATCCCACCATTCTAGAACGACTTAACCTCTGTATAATACGTGTGAGTTCTTTTATACTTTCCAGATTTTCTACTGGATTTTCTTGTAGTAAAGAATATATTTTTTGATTAGTTAAATCTATTGATTCCTCTATTGTTTTCATTAGTTCCCCTTAATTTATTCCCAGTAATGTTACAAGGAAAGATAGTAAAGATAAAAGTTCTAATTGAAACATCATTAACATTAATTCAATCATTGGTCCCATTGCCCCCTTAGTACTAGCAATCCTATGATTGCATAGTTTGCCATGTCCTTGAAAGAATCTTCAAGAGACTCGTGTTCAGGATTAGATTGGCTATCATATAAGTTATTTATACGAGCCAACTTATCATGCATACGAACCCTGAGTCCATTCAATGCACCACCTGGTGCTTCAGATATATTCTTTGGTCCGTAATCTTTATGTTTAGACAATAATAAATCTAATAGTTCTTGAAAGGTTTGTGCTACGGCTGATTCAAAAGAGATACTGTCAGGGTAACTACGAGTTTCCCATCCATCTTCTTTGCCTGTGTTATATGGAAACCTTGATTTTCCAAGTGGGTTATAATCTGCCATTCTTCACTCTCCTCCTTCAAGTAGTTGTTTGATTTCGTCATCTATTTCCATCATCTGTGATTTTATTATCATCTCTTCTACTATATCTTTGATTGCTTCGGGCTGTGTTTCTGCCGTAAACAATGTCATATATGCAGACTGGGTTATAACCTTTACCTGTTCTGGTCGCTCTGCATATTTATACAGACACCTAAGTAAAGAACCTATCATTAATCTAGAACCATTAGGTAAGATTAAAGATGGGTCAAACTCTTCATCATCTTCTAGTAAGTGGTCAGTTGCTTGGAATACATTATCAAACTGCTCACCACATTCAGGGCAAGGAGGTACCTTGTTATCCATTTAGCCCTGCCTTATCTCTTATATAATCAGCACCATACTTAACATATGCACTGTTCACATCTTCTCCGTCTGGCAACTGCACGATAGTGACGGGCAACTCCCTTGCCAAACTATTGGCAAACTCTTTTCCTGGTTGGTCTCCATCTGCAAATACAAATACTCTTTCAAAGTCAGCGAGTAACCTGGTGTAATGTTTCTTCCAACTGTTAGCACCAGGTACACCGACACAAGGTATACCAATGCAACTAGATAAAGTAACTGTATCAAGTTCACCCTCACACACTCCTATAAAATCTCCCGCTTTTTCTATGTCTAATACATTATACATCTTAGTTTCGGCTCCAGTTAATCCCATGTACTTAGGTTCAACAGCAGGATTAAGAGAACGAAAACGAATATCGACTGTACCAGTCTTGGTAATATACGGTATCGATAACCTTCCTTGGAATTGTTCATGTCCAATCTCAGCCTCCCCTACTACGCCGAATCGTGCCAGTCGTGCCGCTTCCATTGTTATACCTCTGCTTCTGAGGTAATCCTCTGCCTGATAAATGTTTGCCCCGTACCGTAGTGCTGCTTGTCCCAACAATTCCCTCTGCAATTGACTTTGCTTCACGTATGTCTACCCTTTCTTGTTGTGCGACAATTTGTAAACTATTACCTTGGACTCCACAGGCGAAGCATATGAATATGTTATCGTCGAGATTAGCGCTTCCTGATTGATGAGTGTCCGAGTGGAAAGGGCATTTGATATTAGCCTGCCCGTGTTCTTGTCGTATACTCGCTCCATAGTGGATGAGTATTTCTCGTATGTTTGGTAAGTCATTTGCCTGCCCTCTTAGTCCATTGTTCAAAGTCTTCCACCACCCAAGCCTTGTCTATACCTGCTTGCCTACGTTTAACTACTACAAATTTATATGGTACTTCTTTTAATCCTCTAGCCTTAGCATAATTCTCTGCCTCTACCTCAGCCTCACGCCAGAACTGTGGTAAGTCTAACTTCTTTGTTGCCTTTAGTTCTAGTATGTTTGCTGCTCCATCTAAGAAAGCAACTACATCACCCTCATCTTTAGCACCAGCCTTAGTCAATCGTTCTGCTAATATATCTTTAAGACGTAGCCATTTAACTACACTAGTCTCAAAGGTAGCACCCTTGCGTTTACCATAACTACTCATGTGTGAACCCATCTATTGGTATACGCCAACCATTTATATACTTGTCATAGTATTCAGGCTTCATGAACTCTTCGGGATATGCAACACCAAATATTTCTACCTTAGAAAAATATTCTAGGTCTAAACATTTAGTTCCAACTATAACCTTCTCTTTATCCTTACCCCAGAATGCTATACTATCTTGAGTTCTAATAGACCTTACCTCTAGGTTTTCTCCAACATCAGGTAGTGGGTAACGCTTCTTATGTAAAGCATTTGGATACCAAGGATTGTTCCAAGCAAGATTGTAATGCTTAGCAACAGCCCACTCACATACATTAGCCCGTATGTTAGCGTTAATCTCAGGCTCTAGTCTGCCGTCTGCTTTACCTTGTGCATAGTTAGGTTGGTCAGTAGAACCAAACTTAGTTAGCCATCTCTCTACGGCAAGCATAGTGCATACTCTAACCTCATCTTTATTTAATTCTATTATCATTAATTATTTTCTGGTATATCATCAACGAACATATACTCAGGATTGAATGCAATCCAAGTCATCAATCCTCCACCTGCGTCTGCTCTTCCGTATCTGTTTTTGACTGGAGCAACACCCATTGAAGTTCCGACCACACCAAGTGTACATATAAGCGCTGGTAGTTGTGCCACCTTACCCTGGATAGCAGAGCGTGGCTGACACGGTGTCCCAAGCACAGCCTCACTAGTGTGATGAAGAACGACAACAGCCGAATTAGTAGCACGAGCAAGATATTTTAACTCCTTCATTATCGCTCTCATTGAAGCGAACTCTTCACCACCATCGGTGGCTACATCCATTAGGTTATCTACTATAATAAGTGTAGGAGAACAACCCCATAGTTCTTCAAAGGCTTGGACTTCTTCATCAATATCTTGTAATGTCGGTGCTGATTCAAAGGACCAGACTATATGGCTACTCTTGGATAGAGTAGCCTTAGTCCAACCAACATCAGAATGTAGCATCCCTTCTACATCTGTTTGGTTTTTTCCAGAAATCATAGAGGCTAAACGCATAGCCATAGTATGTGCATTAGTATCAGCAGATATGTAAAGTGTTGGCACCTTCATCTTTAATGCTAATGCTAGTGCAAGTGTTGACTTTCCAACTCCTGGTGCTGCTGCAAACATAGAAACTTCAGACCGACGGATGATAATCTTGTTTGATTCAAATGCTTTGAAGCACGATGGTAATGGTTCCCCACCAATACTGGCACGGCCAACGCTTCTGACAAGTGTACGCATCCTGGTTCCTTTCTAGTTCCGTAAAAAGATTTATGCCAGTCTTTTAATTTACTGGCTTGCATTGGTCAGATGTTCCTTGTGGAGATGGACAAGCCCAGAAAGCATATGGTTTACCACTTGCCTTACTGATTCCTTCTCGCCATATACGGGCTCCGTGCTTGCACACTGGCGCTGCTGTACCTGATACTGCTGACACTGGGGTTGGTGCGGAGTAACTCGAGGGCCTTGTGCCTGTAGTGGAACTCGATGTCGATAAAGGGTTTAAGTTATATGAACCCACTATCTTCTGCTGAGTAGCAGCAATCTGTGTGGAGTAATCTCCTACGCCCTCTAACAATACTGATAGTTCATCAGCAGTATTAGCACGTACGTTTATCATATCACCTGATGGTGTCTTGTAGGAAACCTGTAGTTTCCAGTCTTCATTTGCCATTTTTCTCATTTCTTCGAGGTGAACTGACAGTGTTCTGTAAGTCCACAACGATTGCAGTTGTTTGTGTTAGGAATAAATATACCAGCCTTGCGTGCCTTATCAAAGGAGGCGACAAGGTATTCAAGTTTCTCTTCTGTATAAGTACTAAGGTCTACCATACTAGAGGTACCTTCTTGTCTTGCCATCCAGTAAGCACCGTACTTAATATCTATACCAAAGATTTGTTTGAGTCCTAGTTTATAGAAGCCAAGTTGTAAAGTACTAGTTGGGGTTTGTTGTGAAGTCTTGAGGTCAACCACGACCAACTCACCATTGACTTCAAACACTCTATCGAGAACCATCTTCACTGGTATGCCAGCAAAAATAGGAGTTAACCCCAACTCTATGGCAGGTGCGCCTTCAGGAGTATACCAAATTTTCCAATCTGTATTAGCAATACGCCAATTAATATAAGACTGAACCCATTCAGGTCCTGTCTGTTGCCAGAAATCTACATTCTCCCTATCAGGAAATGCTTTAGATGTTCTACCACCAACACGAGCAAATGTTAAGTCAACACCTTCTGCTTCTTTAAGCCAAGCACTATCCCATAAACTTTGAGCGGTGCTCACTTAGTGCCTCCTTAAGTGCTAGTTTAGCATGAAGTAATCCAGTAAGTTCTGTCTCATCTGTTGTCTTATCAATAAGAGAATTAATAGAACCAACAGCCACAACCCAAGTTTCTTTTAAGCCATCAATATATCGTTCACGCATAATAGTATTATAAGTTTCCCATTGCATGGTAGTAATGCCACCCTCTTCGTTAACTACACTAATCATAGGTTCTCCCTATCCCACATCTCAGTGGCTGTATGAAATGATGACCCACCTACTGACCAAACAGAGGGGGCTTCAGGTAATTGTAGCAATCGACCTAGGTAATACTGATAACCACAGTCAATGTATGTAGTAAATGCAGAGTAAGATATATGTTCAGGTAATATGTATTCATCTAGTTGTATAGTCATAGCAGTAGTATATCACATCAGGTTGTGGATAAAGGTAGGCAGTTAAAGTTTGCCTCCCTACATAGATTAATATTAAGTGTATACTTAGATATGTAATAATATATAAGACCCTGAAGGGGTCTATAATAGAGATAATAAAACACGAGATAGAACGACAAAAGACCCCCTTCCCAGTATATCTACTGGTCGGGGGGTTATTTGTGTCTCTAATGGGCCTTGTAGGCCCTATTAGGGGTACTTAATTACTTACTGTTGACACCAAATTCTGTTGCTGATGGGTCCAATGCCTTTAGGACTGGTCCTGCTACAGCAGCGACACCTGCTAATGCTAGTGTCTTTAGGTCAGTTGTACCAGCAAGGTACAAAGCAGTTACTGCTGCAACAGCAGCACGAACATAGGTAATTGCGATTGCTTTTAGTTTATCTGTATTCATATTCCATCCTTAAGGGCGAGCAACGCCCATTACTAGGGAGTAGGCACGTTTTTTTAGATACACACCATCTCCGTTTGATTGACTGCCCTTATTATCCCCTGAGGTATTACCCTCATAGACCGTAAGGTATTTCTTTCCATCGTTACTAGCACAGATACCAACGTGGTCAGCCTCTGCATCCGCATCGAATTGAAAGAAAACTATATCTCCAGGCTGGGCTTTACCCACTGGGACTATCTTGCCTTTACTTGTAAACCATTTAAGTCCTGCTTGACAAGAAGCAAATCCTTTTTTAGTTTGGGCTGCTATCTTTTCGGCTAGTCCTGCTTGGTCAAAGCACCAAGATACAAACATTGCACACCAAGGGTTGTAGTTAAGTCCATACCACTTACCATACATACTGTCATTTCTTGTACCTACTTCTTGATATCCAAGTTGAGACTTGGCTATGTCCACTACATTACTCATTGTCGTCCTTTGGGTTTCTTAGTCGGTAAGTAATTGCCCAAGCAATTAGTGTTCCGATAATTGCGTAGCCAACTACAGTCTTTGCTGAACCATCAAGTACAACCCAGGCAATAAACATACCTAGTACTGTCCATAATTGTTCAATCATATCTTTTAATATTTTCAAGGTTTTCTCCTTCTAGTTGACTTAGGCTTATCGTTACCAGCCATAGGTCCACCAGCAGGGGAACTTGGCGTTGGAATTCTAGTTGCCGTACCTGCTGCCATACCTGCTGCATTTATAGCAGCCTGACTAGCGATAACAGATGCAACAATAATTTCTTCTGACTCTTCTCGTTCTTCATCGGACATATCAGCACCTATATTTGCTACGGCTGTTAAGACTTGTCCTGGGTTATCAAAGATTGCACTTACTAATTCAGCAGGTGAATCAAATACTTGTAATGCAATAGCAACTTCTGCAGTAATTACAACTGCGTTACCATTGTCATCAGTACGAACTTCTACTGGAGTATCAGATGGTAAGTCTTCAAGAGTAAGACCTGCTTCTGCAATAGCCTCAACAGTAATGGCTTCACCATCTGCTGCTTCAATGATTGCTTCTACTGCCGCTTCTACTTCTTCAGGTGTAGATTGCTCAGTAATTACAGGAGGTGCTTCCTCAACTGGAACGGGTGGTTCCTCTACAGGTACAGGAGGTGCCTCTTCTATGGGTGTAGGAGGTTCTTCTACTACAACAGGAGGTGCTTCAGGCTCTATAGGAGGCTCTGGAGCCTCTATAACAGGCTCTTCTACGACTGGTGTAGGTGGTTCTTCAACAGGAACGGGAGGCTCAGGTACAGGCTCAGGTCCTACTGGTTGGTAATCAATAATTATAGGTGGTACCACAGTGGTACTAGGTTCAGGTGCAGGCTCAGGAGGAGGTACTGGCTCTGGTTCTGGAATAGGTGCTGGCTCTGGCACAGGTGCAACATTAATTAAATTACTACTTAAAGTATAAGTACCAATAGGTCTTTGATTTGCAACTATATAATCATATGATGTAGCACGAATTGTATATGTGCCAGGTGCTGCATTACCAGTTAACCTTGATGCCCAATAATTAGTTTGACTATTATGATTACCATCATCATCTTGTCTTAAGACAGTATCGCCTTGGCGTAATTGTATCCAAGAATCTACCCAAGCAACTCGCTCTGTGGTTACACCAGCAGGTGATACTTCAAATCTAGGACCAGTAGTTGTTTCAATTACATAATCAGTAGGAGTTGTTACCTCTACTACAGTATCTACATAAGCAATCTCTGGGGTTAATTCAATAAGTACTTCATCAGCATAGGCTAATTGTGGTATTAAAAGTAGGCTAATCCCTATCAGAAAGGAGTAGATAAATTTGGTCAACGCGGGCTTCCAATCTATTGACTTGGTCTTTTACCGAACTGCCCCCGTTTGGTTTTAATTCTTCAAGATAATGTTTGACTAGCCACCTTACCATTAATGCAAAGGAACCAATCATAGTGCTTATTGCTAGCGCAAGACCAGCCCAGTCATTAGCATTCATTATACTGTCCTAATCATAATTTCTATGATTCCTCCAAAGCCATCAAATCGTCTATCAGGTGGTGTCATACGAGTAAATGATATCTCTTCTATAACTGCCTGTAATGATTCAGATGTAGTTAAGTCTTGCCAGGTGATAACATCACCAGTTTTCTCAATCTCTTCTAGTAATCTGATACGGTCAAATGCTCTGCCCTCATAGCCAACAATAGTGTTATATCTATCTGTCTCTATATCAAAGCAGTAAACAGGAAACTTAATAACTCTTACGCGAGGTGTAGCAATAGTAGCCTTAGCCTGATAACCTTTAAAGGTAGGGCCAAGGGTAGTAGTTGTAGCATCACGTGCTAATGTAAATTTATAGGCTAAGAATTCTTGTGCATCAGCAGGAACAGAGGTAGTTATCTCTACTGGATTAACATCTGTATTGTAAACAATATGGTCATACTCTGTCTCAGTACCATCATCGTTAGTTCCTACACTAGATAAGGTAGTTTCTCCTACATTAAATGTACCTCTACCAATTAAACGTTTAAAGTTTTTAGGTTCTAAAGTTCCGTAGCGAATCTTACCTGTCTTGATATAACCAGATGGGGCTAGAACTGTAGTTGATTGGATAGCAATACCATTGCTACCAGAGGTAGTAAATGCTATCTGGTCTGAGTTACCTACAAAGTCTACGCTAGTAGCATAGCCAGTTGCTCCGTCAAGGTAGGTATCATTAGCATAAGCAAAGCGTAATGTCTCAAGTTCGTTACCTAAATCAATTCTGTATAAGCCAGCATAGGTATTAATTGTGCCAGTTACATAAATAAATCTATCTCTAAATGCAAAGTCTAATCCTGTGTTTGCTGCTTCAATAATTAATGGACCATAACTTAGGTCTCCAGTTGTATCTGATATAGATGCTACACGCACACCCTTGTTAGTTCCAATTACTAGGTAGCCTAGATAAGATTCAATCTTAAGTGGATACTCACCACTAGGTAGTTGTGCTGCAATAATACCTGAGGTAAGGGTTGGCATAACACCAGCAGTAGATAAAGTAAACTTATAGATAGCACCATTGGTGCCAAGATAACCAGCAGCATAGATGGCAGAGCCACCTTCTGATATAGATGTCCATATCCAATCAGAGTTAGGGTGTGTATATGTAGCAGTTGGTAAGGCTCTACTTGTTCCTTTAGTACCAGTTAACTCATAGATACCTGCGCCTACACCAGCAACAAGACGTTGTTTGACCCAAGCAAGTACTACTCGCTCACTACCAGTAGCATAATATTCTGAGTAACCAGCAGTAGG